CTATCTCCGGCCCATCTATGACGACCTCTTGCCGGATTCGTGGGAATGGTCGGCGCGGTTTGCAGCTCAAACCGCCTCCACATGGATGCCCGGCAGCGGGACCGGCCTACCCGGTTCGGTGCTTTTCAAGACGACCTCGGGCGCGGATGCGTCGAAACGATGGCAGGGCACCAGCTCCCCGCTCGTGCACAACGACGAGGACCACGGCGATGTTGAGGTCCTACGCGAGCAGGTGCGCGCCGTAGCCGACCAGGGCGGCCGATGGCTTGGGACATTCACCCCGACGAGAGGCAAAAGCCCGGCCGTCGTGGACATCCTATTCCGCGACCCGCCCCGAGCTGCTGGGGAGGTCGAGGTGTACCGGCTGGACCCTGTAGATAATCCGATGATTGACGGGGACGCGATGGCCCGGTGGCTCTCCTCGATGACCGAGCGGGAGCGGGAGGTCCGACAACACGCGCGGTTTGTCCAGCTTGACGGCCTCGTGCACCCGGCATGGAATCCGGCGGTCCATGTGGTGCCGGCGCTCACCGCGGAGCAGATGGAAGGGTGGCCGCGGGTGGATGGGCTGGACTTTGGATTCCGCGCGCCCCTCGCCTACCTATGGGGCGCGGTCGACCCGCGCGGGGTGCTCCACATCATCCGCGCGCGGTATGTGGCCGGGGTCAACACCGACGCCCACATCTACGATGTGCACCGCGCCGAGGCGTGCCCAGTGTGCTGGCCCGGTCGAGAGGATTGGCCGTCTGACCGGTGGTGGGACCGCAGATTCTCCGAGGCCGAGGCGTGCACCACATGCGACGGCACCGGCCGGAGCTCGCCCGAGCCCTACGCGCGCGCGGCAGACCCGGCGGACGCGGACGCCCGCGACCGGTGGGCACAGATGGGGCTACCGACCATTGCCGCGAACAAAGCCCGGCGCGAAGGACACGCCGCGGTAGACCGGCTGCTCCAGGTGCGGGACGGCTCGCCCGGCCTCGTGGTGCACGACGACCCGAGCACGGCACCGCTCCGGCGAGAGCTGGAGGAGCTCGCGTGGAAGGACCACGCCGCCGGGGGCCGCGCCCAGCTCACCATCCACCGGGAAACCGAGGTCATCGGGGCCGACCACGCATGGGACGCGCTGCGCTACCTCGTGATGGAGGCCCGGCGCCTCGGGTTGATAGACGAGATATTTTCAGAAAATGAATATTTAGGGTAGACGGACCGGGAGAGACGGGGCATACTACAAGTGTCGCCGGGGACGGCGGCGCCCAACAACCGACCGAGAGAAACACAATGACCGCACAACAGCTCCTTTCCGATGCCCTCGCCGCTTCCCTCCTCGTGACCCATGAGGGCAGCGACCGCGCCTGGGACCTTGTGGTCCGCTACGAGGACGGCGACGACAACATCTGGGCAGATGCCCGCGAGCTTTCCGACGAGGACCGTATCCTCATCCAGAGCGAGACCGCCATCATCGACGCTAAGCGCCTCGTGGCCGCGCAGTACCGCGAGACCGCCGCCCGTCAGGTGGTGGGTATCTCGTGCCCCGGCCGCGGCCCCGACTACGAGGGCCGGGTGCTCGCCCAGGCAGAGCGCCGCTACTACACCGCATGAGCCGCCCGCCCGCGACCCGAGCCCCGCCCACACCGGCGGGGCTTTCGCATTCTTGGGACATTGACGCGCGCGCGTGATAGCCTCGGAGGCATGAGCGCCACGAATACCCGCCCCGAGTCTCTCCCGCTCCGCATCCTGCGGGCGCTGTCTGTCGTGACGGTCGACCCGCCGCGCGAGGAGGACGCATTTGTCGCGGGCTCCGATTTCGCTGCGGCGGAAAATGTGCCGACCGCCTACGACCCGGCCCGTGCCGCGTCTGCCCTCGTGGCGAACCCGTGGTATTGGCGGGCGGTCGGCATCCGCGCGTCATCGCTCGCCGCTCTCCCGCTCCAGGTGCAACGGCAGACCGAAAACGGATGGGAGGAGGTGCAGGGGCATCCGCTCGGGGAGCTCCTCGCCCGCCCGAATAGCGCACAGACTGACCGCCAATGGCGTACCCAGCTCGTCACCGACCTGCTCCCCGGTGGGAACGCCTACATCCTCCCCATCGGCGTCGGTGCACCGGGCACGGCTCCGGCTGCTCTCCTGCTCATGGAACCCGCGCGGGTGACCATCACACCGGGGCAGAATGGCGAACCGCTGGCCTATGTCTATGACGAGCAGGGGACGGAGAAACGCTACCCGCCGGATGTGGTCGGGCATCTGCGGATGTCGTCGGCTGGTCGAGGCCCGCAACGCCTGTACGGTACAGGCGAAGTGCAGCCGATGGACCGCGACCTCGCCGCGGATGTGGCGATGGCCGCGCAGATGGCTCGGAAGGCAAGCAGGGGCCGCCCGGATGCCGCGTATGTGCCACGCGACCCCAAGCAGACTTGGGGCCGTCCGCAGGTGCGGGATATGCAGACGCAGATTGACCGCATCCTGACCGAGCAGACCGGCGGAGTGGCGGTGATGTCCGGCGCTGGGCAGTTTGAGGCGTTGGACTGGACCGTCGGCGAGATGGGCGGGGTAGAGGCCCGCGAATACGCGCGGTCCGTTGTGGTCGCCGTTACCGGTGTGCCACCCACCCTCCTCGGGCTCCAGTCGGCCAACTACGCGACCGCGGAGATGGAGCGCCGGTCCTACATCGTGGACACGCTTACGCCGCTTGCCGCCCTCCTTGATGACGCATTGACCGACCTTGCCCGCCGCCTCGGCTTTGCTGGGGTGCGGGTGCGGCATGTGCTCCCGGAAATGGAGGACGGGCGGACGGAACGCCTGGAGCGGGTCGCGCTCCACATCGCACACGGCATGAGCCCGGCCGATGCTTACGCCTTTGAGCGATTCGATGACGCGCCCGAGCTGGCATCGTTTGGCGTCGACCCCGAGACACCGGGAGCACCCGAGCCGACGGCACCGACAGACCCCGAGCCCACACCGGTCGAGGAGGACGACGACACCCGCGCCGACCTCCGAGCACAGGCCGCGGCGCTCGCCTCGATGCTCACCGACGACGACCCGGACGACGACGACGACATCCGCACCGAGGTAGCCGCCCTCCTCGATATGCTCGGGGAGCTCCTGTGACCGTCGGTCTACCCTACGGGGGAGAGCTGGAGACGGTCGACCGCGCCGGGGGCAGCATCCCCAGCCGGTACGACGACATCGACCTCACCAGCTCAAAGCAGATGCGCCGCGCCGCCGGCCGAGGTCTGGAGCTCCGCCGCAAATACAAGCGGGGAGGCACACGCAAGGGCTACACAATGGCGCGGCGGATTGTGGAGGGTGTGCGCATCCACCCCGACAACATCCGCGATATGTTCGCCTTCTTTGAGCGGTTCTCGGGTGAGGCCAACCGGCAGAAGGGGACGGACGCATGGAGCCTCGGCGGCGACCGCCCCCCGAGCAACCTGCGGATTGCCTGGGATTTGTGGGGAGGGGATGCCGGGCACGCGTGGAGCCGAGGCAAGCGCCGGCAGCTAGAGGCCGCAGACAAGCCGCAGCGCCGGTCGGTGGTCGAGGTCTGCGGGCCGGTCCTGCGGGCCGCTGCAGTCCGGGCAGACGCGCCGCGGGATGTGTACTGGCGGGGGTGGCTCGACGCGGTGCAGCGGCCGACGGAGCGACAAATCCGGGCGGAATGGCGGAGGGGCCGCGGCGGGATTTTCCCCGAGCAGTCCAAACGCTACGCCGACCGCGTGGGCCGGGTGCTCTCGGGCACGCGGAGCATCCGGCGGAATGTGAGCGACGAGGAGCTCCGCGCGATTCTGATGGATGAGGTCGAGCTCGCCATCGTGCGGGAATCGTTCGACCCGGCCACGGTAGAGCGCGGGGTCCGGCGGTCCTACGCCATCGTGGCCCGGCGGCTCATCGACGAGGTGCGATTTGACCCGACCCTCGACCCGTCCGCGCAGATTATCGCGCAGATGATTACCCAGGTGCAGCAGGTGACGCGCGACCGGGTGGCGGTGCTCGTGCGGTCGGCTCTCGCCGAGGGCGCGACGGTCTCCGACCTCCAGCGGGCCATTATGCTCGACCACGGATTCTCCCCGGCTCGGGCGCTCACCATCGCCCGCACGGAAACCGCCCGCACGGTCTCCGAGGGGCAAGAGATGGCGTTTGGGCAGGCCGCCGACCTCGGGGTGTCATTCATGCGCGAATGGGTGAGCAGCCGAGACGATGCGGTCCGGCCTACTCATGTGGAGCTTGACGGGCAGCTCCGGCAACCGGGCGAGCCCTTCGACAGTGAATCAGGCGCCGCGGGGCTCGGACCCGGTTTGTTCTTTGTACCGTCCGAGGACATCAACTGCCGGTGCGTCGTGCGACCGGTCCAGATTCAGGGATAGACGCATGTTTTCACCGATTGTCATCACCTCCACACCCTCCGATGTGGTCCGCGGATGGATTGGCGCCGCAACCCGCGCCGGCTACGCGCCTGCGCTTGTGTCTCGCATGGCCGAGGCTGTCGACGGTACGACCGAGGATGTGCACGCAATCGCCCGCGGCTCCGCGTCGCACCTCGACCAGCTCCTCGACGCAGACCTTGTGCAACGGCTCGCAGGGTCTGTCGGTGCGTCGCCTCTCGCGCTGTCTTACCGGTCGGTGCTGCGGGTGATGGACGGCGACGAGGACACCGACGAGGAGCGCCCCGAGGGGATGCCCGCCCGGTACCGTTTCGTGATGTCGGATGCGGGCTCGGACCGCGCCGACGACATCGTTGAGCAGTCCTGGGACATGTCGGAGTTTCGCGCCAATCCGGTCGCGCCGTACAATCACGATTACTCCGCGCCTCCAATCGGCCGGTGGGAGAATGTGAGCTCCGACGGGATGACCCTCCGCGGTGACCTCATCCCCACCCCGGTCGAGAGCTACCCGCTTTCGGTGACGGTCGCGGCCCTGCTCGCCGAGGGTGTGCTCCGCACGGTCTCGGTAGGATTCCGCCCGGCCGCTGTCATCGCCCGCGCCTCTCTCGCCGAGGACGACCCGCGGTATGCCAGCCGCGGCGCCGTGTATGTCCGTCCGCGGCTCATGGAGTGCAGCGTTACCCCGATGCCGATGAATCCCCGCGCGGCCCTCGCCCGGTCCGCTGGGGAGGAGCAGGTCGCCCGGTCTGTCATCCGGCAAGCGCAGGAGACCGGCCTACCGTACAGCCCGGCCGCGGCGACCTCTCCCCGGTTCCCGTGGACTTGACATGTTCCCCCGCTCATGTTTCGTGCTATGACATGAGCACCGCCCATGCTGGGCATCACCCACAACGGAGCAGACAATGCCCCAGACGCAACAGGAATGGCAGGCGTTCGCCGCTCAGACCGCCCAAAAGGCCCAGCACCTCGCCGAAAAGGTCGAGGCGGGCGCCCGCACCGCATCCGAGCAGAGCGAGCAAATCGCCCGCATGGCCGACGACCTCCGCACCGTCCGTCAGGAGCTCGCCGAGAGCAAGGCGCGCGCCGTTGACCCGATGGCAACCGTTGGCGGCTCGGACCGCGAGCTCGTGCAGCGATTCATTGACACCGACGGCAAGGTCTTCCTCCGCGGTCACGAATCCGACGACCCGGCGCTTTTCCGCTCCGACGCGGATGGCCTCCTCGCCTCTCGCCCCGTGAACGACGCACACCGCAACCTCATCGAGGCGTGCGAGAGCCTCTACGTGGTCGCCGTCGCCCGCCACGGTCGGGACGCTTTCGACCACCGGGGCACCGGCTACCGTGCCGATGTCATCCGGAAGGAGCGCAGCGCATGGAACAAGGTGCAGCGCGCCTGGAGCCGGATGCCCGCCCCCATCCGCCGGGCATGGGATGACCAGTCGGGCAGCGGCGGCGAATTCATCCCCACCCCGCTCCTCGCCTCCCCGATGTGGCAGGTGGAAGAATACGACCCGGACGGGCTCATCGGTCTTTTCGACCAAATCACCATCCCGTCGGAATCGGTCGAGCTGCCCGTGGGTACCGCCTACCCCGTCCCGTACAAGGGTGGAGGCTCCACCGGCGACAACCCCGCCGCGCTTGCTAAGAGCACCGTGGGCACCGACAAAATCACGCTCACTGCGTCGCCCATGTATACGATGGTCCTCATCCACGAGGACGCCGCGTCGGACAGCATTGTCGCCGCTTTCCCGTTCATTCGTGAGAGCATCAGCCGTTCCCTCGCGATGGGCCTCCGGCTCTCC